TCGCGACGAAATCATCTCGCAGTACGAAGGCACGCGCATCGGGCGGCAGGAACTGTACGCCGAGATCATCGACCCGGAAGATTACGGCATCATCAAGCGGTCGTGGTTCAAGTTGTGGGACGCGAACAAGGCGTTTCCCGACTTCATGTACGTGCTGCAGTCCTACGACTGCGCGTACACAGACAAGACGATCAACGACCCGACCGCGTGCTCGGTATGGGGCGTCTTCCGTCCATCCGAGGACGGCCCAATGTGTGTCATGCTCATCGACTGTTGGGAGGACCACCTCGCCTACCCGGATTTGCGTGGCAAGGTCATCGAGGAGTACAAGTCCATCTACGGCGACCCGGGCAAGAAAGTCGACATGGTGCTCGTCGAGGACAAAGCCTCGGGCATCTCGATCATCCAGGACCTGCAGCGTGCAGGGGTGCCGTGCCGCGCGTACAACCCGGGCCGTGCCGACAAGACGCAGCGTCTGCATCTGGTGGCAAACATCATTGCTCACGGGCGCGTGTACATCCCCGAATCCGTCGTGCACCGGGGACAGCCGCGCGACTGGGCCGAGGCCCTGGTGTCGCAGGTCTGCTCGTTCCCCGAGGCCGAGCACGACGACCTGACTGATACAATGAGCCAAGCCCTGCGCCTGTTGCGCGACATGGGTTTCCTCAACATCGACCCGGTGGCACCAGACACTGAGTACGTGGACGACGAGTACCGCGAGCGAAAGGCGAACCCTTATGCCCAATGATTCAGCCTTGCGGTCGTTCCTGGCCGAACTGTCGCCCGAGGACATCACCACGCTCGTGGGCCGGTTGTCACGCCTGATGCCGCAGGGCGCAGCGGTGTACTCACCCGAACTCAACGCGGGCGAGGCCGAGTTGGTGGCCAAGCGGCGTGCAGAGCGCGACGCGGCCCGGGCACGCGAACTCGAGATCATGGAGCAGATGCTGCCTCAGATGGCGGCACGTCGTCGTGCAGCGGTGCCTGAGGCACAGGCCGATGTATTTGTGCCCACCCGGCCACGTGTCATGCGGGAAAGTCCGTTCATGTTCACGCAGCCGCAGTCATCCCGCGCGTATGCCGGTGGTGGCCCGGTGCTCCCCGACCAGACCATGCCGGACGTGAGCGACAGTGGCCAGATGTTCATGGACCCCATGCCGTTTGCCGGTGGGGGCAAGGTGGAGGCGCTGAAGCTGCTCAAGGGCGATTTGTTCCACGGTGGTTCATACAAAAAGGGTGACACGATCACGCAGCCGCTGTACACGACGCCCAGTCGCGAGATGGCCGAGACTTACGTCGATGAGTATCGGAATCCGGGCAGTTCGCTGAAGCAGTTGCGACCGAATGTGAAGAATCCGGCACCGGAGCGCCTTGTCAATGCCGCCTCTCGTCGGTATGTGCCGGAAAATGAGCGCATGGGGTACACTCCCGCCTCGGCATTTGATCAGAACCTGCATGACCCGAGGGCCATCGCCAGGATGATCGCCGAACTGCGACGCAGGGGCTACGACTCGGCGGTCGCTACCGATATCGGCATGAGTGGTCCAGGTGCTGTTGAGGCACCGGCTCTGATCGCGTTCCCTGGGGCGAAAGCGTTTGCCAAAGGCGGCAAGGTCGGCACCAAGACTCTGGACGAAATGCAAGCCGAACTGATGAGCAAGCAGGGCCTCACGCGCCGCTCGCTGTTCGGTCTGCCTACCCAGTCGCAGCAATACCCGCTGTCCAAGGTCGAGCAAGAGGTGCAGCGCATCGAGCAACAGGCTCGCAAGAAAGGCGAGGCACCGGCGGTCTCCACCACACGTGTCGATGTGGACCCGGGCACGGGCAGCAAGCGCTCGGTCATGGAATCACTTGTCGAAACGCCTATGTCGCGTCGCACCGTGCTCAAGACCGCCGGATCGCAAGCCATGCAGAGCATGTTGCCGATGGGAGACATGATCAAGGCAGCAGGTATCGCCAATCCGGTCAGCGCGGCGATGAACGTCGCCAAAGAGGCAGCGCCGGTCATGCCTTTGGTGCCGATGACTTTGCAGGGCGTGATCGCCCGTGCTGCACGCATGGGGCTTGATGAGGATCAGACGGTCGCGCTGCTGAAAAAGATGGACATGGCCGACGAGGACGACGTGCTGTACATGATGTCGCCCATGCGCAACCCGTACGACTTTTACGAGGACCTGGGCGAGGAATTTATAACGCCGCTCCAGGCCATGGCGAACCTGATCAACGAGAACGCGGCAAAGCCCATGGCGATGCGTGGTCCGCTGCGCGAGATCAAGCGTGAGAATCCCGCCATGTTCAAGGAACTGAAGCAAGCCTCTCGCGACATCGCCGAGTACGGTCTCGAATAACGAAAGATATATATGGCCACCGAATTCCCGCAGCCGCAGATGGAACCCCAGGCAGGGCCTGAGGACACCGAGGGCATCGTGTTCGACCTGGAGGACGAGTTCGCAGAGGTCGAGGAGCAGCCGGATGGCTCGGCCATCGTGCGGATGGAGGACTTCAAGGGGCCGAACGAGGACCAGGATTTCTACCAGAATCTAGCCGAGGAAATCCCCAGTTACGAACTGTCTGCACTGGCGCTCAAGTACCTTGACCTCATCGAGAAGGACAAGGACGCACGCAAGGAGCGAGATAAGCAGTACGAAGAGGGCCTGAAGCGCACGGGCATGGGCAACGACGCGCCCGGTGGTGCGCAGTTCCAGGGTGCGAGCCGCGTGGTGCACCCCGCCATGGCAGAAGCCTGCATCGATTTCGAGTCGCGTGCCATCAAGGAGCTTTTCCCACCCGACGGCCCGGTGCGTACGAATATTATCGGCAAGGTGGACGAGGAACAGGAAAGGCGTGCTGAGCGCAAGCGCGACTTCATGAACTGGCAGCTTACCGAGCAGATCGAGGAATTCCGCGACGAGGAAGAGCAGATGCTCACCCAGTTGCCGCTCGGGGGCTCGCAGTACCTCAAGATGTACTACGACTCGCGCAAGAAGCGCCCGGTCGCCGAGTTCATCCCGATCGATAACGTCATCCTGCCTTTCTCCGCTGCGAACTTCTACACGGCGCAGCGTGCCACCGAAATGCAGGACATCACGCAGCAGGAATTCGAGTCGCGTATCGCGTCGGGCCTGTATCGTGACGTGAGCATCGTGCGGGCGTCGATGGAGCCCGAGCCCACCGCGCCGGAAAAGGCCAACGACAAGATCGAGGGCAAATCCTGGCAGGACAACGTGGACGGCACGCGCCGCGTGTACCACGTGTATGTGATGCTCGAGGTCGAGGAGGACTCGTACTCCAAGGGCGAACTCGCGCCGTACATCCTGATGATCGACGAACTTGATACCGAGATTGTGGGCTTGTACCGCAACTGGGAAGAGGGCGACGATACTATGACCAAGCTCGACTGGATAGTCGAGTTCAAATTCATCCCGTGGCGAGGTGCATATGCGATTGGTCTTCCGCACCTTATTGGCGGTCTTTCTGCTGCCATTACTGGTGGTCTTCGTGCTTTGTTGGATACTGCGCATATTAATAACGCGGCCACAATGCTTAAGCTTAAAGGAGCGAAGATATCTGGCCAATCGCAGAATGTGGAGGTGACGCAGGTCACCGAGATTGAGGGTGCACCCGGCGTGGACGACATTCGCAAGATCGCCATGCCGATGCCTTTCAATCCGCCGAGCGAAGTGCTGTTCAAACTGGTCGGATTCCTGACCGAGGCGGCAAAGGGCGTGGTGACGACCGCTGAGGAAAAGATCGCCGACGTGAGCGCGACGACCCCGGTGGGCACCGCCCAGGCGCTCATCGAGCAGGGCTCGAAGGTGTTCTCGGCCATTCACGCACGGTTGCACGACTCGCAGTCGCGCGTGCTCAAGATCCTGCAGCGTATCAACCGGTGGTATCTCGACGAGATGCACAAGGGCGATGTGGTCCAGGAACTCGACATCAAGCGCGAGGACTTCAATCGCAACAGCGACGTGATCCCAGTCTCGGACCCGCACATTTTCTCCGAGACGCAGCGCATGGCGCAGACCCAGGCGGTCATGGCCATGATGGACAAGTACCCGGACCTGTTCGACCGGCGTGCCGTGGTTCAGCGGGCACTCAAGCAGATGAAGGTGCCGAACGTTCAGGAACTGATGCCCGCCACCGCCGAGCCGATGGAGATCAACGCAGCGGAGGAGAACGCGGCGATGGCGATCGGTCGCGCGGCGTTCGCGTACCCGCACCAGAATCAACTGGCGCACCTGCAGGCGCACCTGGATTTCGCGTTGAACCCGATGCTCGGCAGCAATCCGATCATCGCGCCGCAATTCCTGCCGCAAGCACTCGAGCACATCAAGCAGCATTTGATGCTGTGGTACATGGGTCACATGAATGGCTACGTCGAGGAGAGC